TTGAGCGAAGATGGGCGTTGGAGCGCTTATTATCAAATTCATTACGGCTATAAGAATTCTGCAGGAAAGATGCGCACGTTCCAAAGTCCTCTTATCAAGAATAATAAGACCAAGATGGTTGAATCTCCTGATGCCGCTCTTGAATTTATTGAGAAAGTAACTGCACGATTGGGTGAAGCTAAGGCAGCTAAAAACCAAGAAATGGTTGCTAAGCTGCAAGAACTGGTTGGCGGTAAGAAGTCTCGATATAATTTAGATAAGAATCATTATCTTAATGTCATCGATCTTCAAGGCAACATTGGAATTCTTAAGATTCGACATCGTTGTAAGCTGGCTCTTGATGCTGAAATCAAGAAATTGCGCGATAGCGGTGTAGATCCTCTTGATCCGATGACCGGTCGTTTCTTTGTTTTCCATCGTTCTGGAACTGCTATGGATACAGTTTATTCAGCTTCTGTATATAAGGAGAAGCTACACGTAACGGGTGTCGGTGATGTAGAGCGAGATGTAGTTCATCCTATTACTGACGATATTGCGCGTCGCTGTTGTGTTCTTAAGGGAACGGATGCGAATGGCAACCCCGTATATGAGTACAGGGAGGCAGCAAATCTAGCCAATCTATTTGCCAAGCCCACCTCCGAAGAAGTGGCTCGAATTGTACAGGAAGGTGAGAAAGCAGTAGATGAAATTCTCGACTCTAAGTCTAATCAGGATACCGAGACTGATGAGAGTGGAGTTGAGGAAGATGAGGTTGTGACGGCGTCTCAGCCTACTTTGGTGGCCACTCCCACCCCATCTGCGGTGGTTCTTCAAACCCCAGTACCGGTGGCATCGGTGACACAGACATCAGCTCCCGTGGTGACTACAGTGCAAGCGCCCGCTCCTGCCATGGCTAACCAGTCTGTACAGTTCAGCGCGCCAATTTCTACTTTGACTCAACCGCCGGTTCAGCATGGAAGCAATGCTGGGGCCGGAGTGCCTCTAACCACCGCTCAGCGAGCATCAGAAATGAGCGATGCAGAATTTCTAGCTTTGCTTAAGCTGTAAAGTGGCTCATGGGTGACGAGACGATTAATTTGACATCCCTTCCCGATAATCATGCGCTGGAGATCCCTGCTTTTGGTAAATCTCCAGCGTTTTCTTTGCAAATGGGCAAGGTTAGGGAGGCCGAGAATCGATATATCGAAGCTAAGACTGTAAGTCCGGCTAGTTATGCAGATCTTGAGCATGCCTTTAACGAATCATATCGTGTTCTTAAAAATCACCTATCTACAATCGGTTATCAACTGACTCTGGCAGAGAAGGCCTTACGAGAAGCCAAGGCTAACGTTATTCTTGGCACTTACGCTGAGCACATGCAGGGTAAGCCCAAGTACCAAGATAATGCGGACCTTAGAGATGCCTTTCTAATTAAAGATGCGGATTATTTAGCCGCTTTGGATAGAGTGGGACAGCTTAAGGCACTGAGTAGCAATTTTGAAGGCAAGATTAAAGTGGTAGAGAACGTGTGCAAATATATGAGACAAAAGATGTATCTCATTTCTAAAAGCGGCGTTCCATATCAAAATATTCGCCCCACTATCGGAGAAAAGTAATGTCTGAAGAAAAGAAGTCAAAAGGTAATCCGTGGTTAAAGCAACTTAAGGCGTATGATGATGCGGTGGATTATGAATATGATTCCTTCGCTAAGGAAAATTGTCTATACACTCCAAGTCCATATTTTAATTGGGTATTTGCCAATAAGAGCAATGGTGCTCCAAAGAATTCCTCCATTCTACTTCTTTCGGAACAGAAAGCTGGTAAGTCTCTCAGTTGCTACGCTATGATTCTTGAGATGCAGAAAAATGACCCCAATGGCATTGCTATCTATTTTAACACTGAGCTTCGCGGAGCACTCCAGCACGGCGTCTTTCCGGGTATTGATAAGGATCGCATGGTCATCTACGATACCAAAGATCCAGTAGAGATTTTTGATAGAATTCGTAAGGATATTGAGCCAATGGTTCAAGATGGGATGCCGTTACGTATGATTATCATTGATTCTTTGACTAATATTCAAGGCATCAAACGTCGCGATGCCGATTCTGTAGAAGACCATCTGCGTGGCGATCATGCGCTGACAATTCAGACTGGACTGGACAAGTTGGTTCCTTTTTGTAAACGAAACAAGATTCTGTTGATTGGTACCAGCCAGATTCGTGCTAATCAAAAGGCTACTCCAGGTGGTCCCGATACACAAATGGCTGAAAGTTGGCTTGTAAAGCATACCTTCGAGTATTTCATATCCCTTAAGAGGGCCGGTTCTGCTGAAGATAAGATTGATATCGAGGGAAAGACCTTTGAAGACGAAGGTGCCAAGGATGCTCGTGACAATAGCCTACTGACCGGCCATAAGGTATATGTTAAATGTGAAGCCAACTCCATAGGGCCGCAAGGGCGTGCCGGGGTCTTTACTTTGGATTATGCTAAGGGTATTATCAACCAACACGAAGAGATTTTCTTCCTAGGCAAGGGCGTTGGGGTTATCAAACTTGAAGGACGCACCTACACTTATGGCGATCAGAAATGGGTCGGGAAGAAGGAATGCGCTCTAGCTATTAGGGATAACCCAAAGCTCGCCGCGCAAATCCTGGAAGATGTTAAGAAATTGGACGCCAAGGAGTAATTATGAGCTATAACAATGTAACGCTTTCTGCCAATTCTGACCATCTTGTAATTGGTGGATTCCACAGTGGTAGTACCGCAATATCCCAACAGGCTATCATCACGGATGGAACTGGTCTAGTATATCAATATTCCAATCCACACAGCTTTGCTTTGCAGGGTGAAACGCAAGGAACCAGTAAAAGAAAGCGCATTGGGCCTAAGCTTTACTTTAGCTATGTTAAGTCAAAGCTAACGAAGACTCAGGTTAAGAAACTTAAGGTGCGCTTACAAAAGCTGCAAGCGTTGGTGAATAGTACCAAAGAAGTGGGACAGAATGCGGCCTATGAAACTTTTTCTAAACTTCTTGTAGTTGCGGTTCGCGAATCTGAAGCAGCAGCTTGCGGTTACGATGTTTATGTGAATCAGGCGGACGTGGATAAGTTTCGGTACCAGGTTACAGAGAATGAAAAAAGTTATAATAATCCAGTGCGATTCGATAAGTTAGCAGAATTCCCACGCGCCTTGCCAGCAAAGATTCAAAAGAAGGTTAAGGAAGTTCAAACGAAAGGGTTGTTTGATGAACTTTACGTCCTCTCTTTAGATTATAGCAATGAGAAGGTAAAGAGCACTAAGGAAAAGATTCGAGAAAAGGACCCCATTCTTTTTGGTAAGTTCAATTATGATGACCAACGCTTATATTTCATCGCCGATTGGGTTGATGAATATTGCGATCTCACCTTAAGTAAGTTTGTTGATGAATTGAAACAGAAAGACGAGACCTATGAGACTTCTTCTGTTGAAGATTTAACTCCAGAGTACTTGGAACGCATTAAGGCTGAAATTAAAGAACGTGAAGATCGCTTGCATAATGTGAATATGTCCAATTTCCGAGAGAAGATGGCTCAGGAAGATCAGGCGGAAATTAAGCGTCTTCGTACTGAAGCTGCTACTGCTAGAGAGAAATGGCGAGAAGAAGCTAAACAGGAATTATTAGAATATACCAGGCAAGCAGCCGAGAAAGAAGCTGCCAAGAAGCCCTGGTATAAGAAATTATTTTAAAATTTAACGGCAGCGTGGAGCTAGCGCCTAGATATCTATTCTAGGAAGGGCTGGCGTAAGGACACGCAGAAAATAACATGAGTTACGGACGATGTATATTTTCGGGGCGTGCTCAGTAGCGATCTGTACGCGAAGTGGCACTTAATGAATCTTATCGTAGCCCAGCCGGTATCAAGCCCGGCCCATTAATTCATTTTTGGCGGCGGCGTGGTTGCACGCTAACCGTTGGGATACTAGCAAAAAGAGACTAAACAACCCGAGCTTCGATGCATAGGAGCCGACAGAAATTTCGGGTATGGGGCTGATCGATTGCCAGCTAGAGTTGGGCCGCAAGCCCGACCCGCCAAATTCAATTTAAGGACTACATGAGAAAGCGCATATATAGACCAAAAGCAAGTGAAAAGAAAATTAGTTGCAAAGACGAATTTGAACTATGCTATATAAGACATCAATATTTTCGCAAAGTTAATTTCAATCCGACAGTTAGAGATATGGAACCATATCAACGTATTGCCATAAATCTAGCCAGCAAATCTTTCTTTACATATAGGCCACTTCTAATTCTGATAGGATTAGAGAAAGAAGATTTAATTAATATTGCCAATGTACATTTGGTGAATTTCTTAGGGCTTTTTTCATTGGAAAAAATGCCTAAGAAATATGAAGAGTTTGTTAAGACTTTTACTAAACATCAATTTCAAATGCCCAAAAAGAATGATTTGTTGGATAAAAATAAAGCCAATTTCACATTATTTTTAAAACAACGAATGGAAGACCTCATTCGTATTTGTCGTCAAAAAGCTAAAAATATAAAAGGATTTTCAGTAGAAGGATTCTTTTATTGTTATGGACCAAATTTCCCGCCCAAACGTTTGGAAGATTTGATAAAAAATTACGAACGGTTAGGTTTTAAGAAGCTTGATGCATCTATATATAAATCTATTAAGAAAAGGGCCGGAGTTTTCGACAACTCTTCCTTCGTTTTTGGAAATAATTACTATATAGCCGTACCGCTGCCCAATAAAACTCTTAGCATAGTAGATTTGGATGGCGCCAATATGAGTCCGCGTGATACCATTCATAATATGAATCCGGAAGAATTATTGTTTACACTTGAAGACCAAGATATTTGGGCCAAAAGACAAGAAGAATTTAATGAAAAATCAAATATCGATAAAGCCAAAATGATTAAAAGATTTATCGATAATAATAAAAGTAAAAGCATATTAAGAGAAGAAATTCAAATAGCTAGAAAGATTCTAAAGGAATTAGAATAATATGGCTACGTATATTTTGAAAGAAGAACTAATGTTATGGGCCAAAAACCACGGAAAGGAGATGACGGCGAAATCTGGTGCACTTTATTATGGGTTTGATTTTAAGTCCCGAGAAAGAGAGAGATGTCTCGCCATTTTAGTTAATCATTTAAAAGAGTTGGGTGCCGAAAAGGGAGCCTTTAAGGGTGGTCCCACCAAGAATACGATAGTAGAATTTTGTCTGCGCCCTAAACATACTTACGCTACTAATGCAAAATACAACATGGCCTTTATTTGTGTAGAAAAAGAATTAGAACGAGTAGTTTTGGATGTCTATGGTTCCGAGTCTGAATATTCCAAAAAACATGGGGTTACCAGGGTATCGTGCGAAGTATCCAAATCGGAAGCCGAGCTTAAGTACGAAACGTGGTATGCCTCCGAGATGAAGAATTACGAGATGGCTATCAAGGATAGAGCCGCAAACCCAACCTTAGATGTAAAGGTAGAGCCTCCGGTTCCACCCAAGAAATGGGAAGATGTAAAAAAAGAGCTAATCGCCTCTGGACAATTGATAGAAGAAGAATCTACATATCAAGTAGATGCTGATGTTTTTGCCTCACTAGGAATTAAACTGTGAGTGATGACGAAAAAATAAAAGAGCAATTAGAATATATCGAGAGGGATGCTGCGCGCGAAAAAAAGAGGAAAGAAATCCTCGATAAAGAGTTGGTAGTTAAAGAAAATCGATTAAATAATGAATTGCAGAGATTAACGGATGCGGAAAAGGAAAAAGAATTAGCTAAAAATGCTGATTACGGCGCACTTTCTAGGGAGGCTATAGAAAAACTTAAGAAAGAAAATACCGACTATATGTCGGCAGCTAAAAAGAAAATGGGATTTATAAATAAAACTTTTGATGACGCTATTCCTTTTTATAGAAAGAATTTGATTCTAGTTGGGGGTAGTACTGGAGATGGAAAAAGTACTACAGCAGCCAATATTATTTTAGGAATTATAAGGCAACCATTAAACGATAGACCCAGGCGTGTTTTAGTTTTAACCAATGAAGAAAAGACTGAAGACGTTTACAATAGAGTATTATGCTTGACCAAGGGTTGGGCTTACGTAAATCATGATAGATTTAATGACGAACAAGTGAATTTCTTCAATTCTGCCTATGCCGGGATGAGTAAAGTGGTTACTGTAGTTGATAATACTTATGAGGGTGGCTTCGGAGTAACAACCACTTTGGAAGGAATTTGTAGAGTTTTCGATAATCTATTAAGTAAAGGCGAATATTATGACGCTGTAATTTTAGACTATTACCAGAATGTTCAATTTTCTACTAACGATCCTAGGCTTACTGAGTATCAGGTACAAGCCGCTCTAGCTAAAAGACTCGATCAATATAAAAATATTTATCCGGCACCCATTGTGGTCTTGGCGCAAGTAAGACCGAGGGATGATGCTAATACGCCGTTTAAAATACGAGTAGAAGGCAGTAAAGTAATTAGTAACGTATGTACTTGCTCTGTTGAATTGGTGCCCAATAAACCTCTTAGAAAAACTGCTTGGGTCATTCACAAGAGCCGTTTCAATGAGGCGGTAGGACAAGAATTAGAAACGGGGTTCGAAAAAGGTCAACATGTCATGTATACGGAAGAATTTAGGGATAATATTGCTAGAATGAATGCTAAAGAAGAAAAAGATAGAGCTGATAGATCTATTAAAATGCCAGTAGTTACTGAAAATAAAGAGGAGAAAAAAGATGACAATGACCCCAAATAAATGTGGATGGTGCTCTAAAGCAACAGATTTTAATGTAGTATTTTGTAATGAACTATGTAGACAAGCCTACAGCGATACCGAAGCTATGCGCAAAGCCACATTGGTTGAGTCCAAACAGGAAGAGGAATCCGAACAAATCAAAAATAACTATTCTTTCATAGAGATAGAGGCACAGAAAATCAATCTTCAAAAGGGCGACACCTTAATGGTTACTGTCAAAAATAGTTACATTGAAAATGTACATATTCAAAAGATGGCCGAACAGTTTCACAAGGTATTTCCGAACAATAAGGTGTTCATCTTTAGCGTAGAAATCGATGGAGATATCAAGTTTGCCACGGTGAGTCAGCCAGAAATAAAGGTTGAACCACCGGTAAATTTAGGGTATTGTAATGATTGTAATTGCGGTAAGAAAGAGGCCGCAGAGGGAAAGAAAAATGAATAGATATTCGATCCATTTTTATTGGCAATAGTGGTGGATACAGAGAGGTATTTGCTGAAAGTGAAGCTGGAGCGGCTCTGAAAGCGTTTGATTTGTTAAAAACATACGACATTCTTGAATTGGATTTCGATAGGAACGCATGTTTGAATGAAAAAATTTTTCTTTTAACCAGGCAAGTTGAAGGATTTTCTGTGAACAAAATTGAGGAGAATGAGAATGCAAAAAGTTGAACGAAAAGAAATCGACAGTCTCTCTAAAGCTGTATTTGGCTCTAGTAGTCGTTGGCAAAAACTTATTAATAAAGGTTACTCCGAATTGGTAACCGAGGAAGTGGAGGAGACAGTCCCCGCAGAGAAAGAGGGAGATGTCCCTACCACTCAAAAAGTTAAGAAGCCCGTTCTTAAAAACGGTGCTCTTCAATATGTGCCTAAACATCACACCGTTGAATCTGTCCTAGAATACATGGTCGAAGAAAAGAAGAAATTGGATACGTTACGCGCTGAAATTACAAAGAAGCGAGAAGAGTTTTTCGCAAAGCTTGCGGAAGAGCAGGCAGCTAAGAAGGCCAAAGAAGATGCGGATAATGCTGCAAAGCAGGTACAGGATAGCGCAGCAGGAAGTACGACCGCATGAGACCGCTAGATAAAGTAATTGATGCCACTTTAAAATTGGTTCCAAATGATTTTTCAAAAAAAGATGAACTAACTGTAACATTGGAATCTATCAAGGAAAGCTATTTGTTTGCAGCCCCGGAAATGCACAATGCTTGGTGGTTTCAGTTTTCAAAGACGCTCAACAGCACATTCGGTGAACCAGATACAGACTGGAAAAATGAAATTATCGCTCTGGTTTCCGGTACTAAGGACTATCAGGAGATATTAGATGCGTGACATTAAGTACAACACATATTCTTCGCTGAGATTTGTAGGCAGCACGATCCGTGGTTTATCCCTTTGTGCCCTGTTTTTAGTCCTGAGTCCGTTGATTTTATCGGTCAGATTGTATCAAAATTTCTTTCAAAAAGAAGCCTATCGATATAAACGCGAACACCCTGGCGGTTAACGGTGCATGAAACAGGAAAACAAGTACTTACCTTGATGTTCCGTCCTGGGGAGGCAATCTGTGTTAGCCCCAATCAGTTCGGATATCATTCTATTCCACTAGATAACGCCCTCAACGGACCAGTCGTCCTGGTTCCCACCGAAGATAGTGTTGCTAAGCGTAATATGAACTTTGAAGATGCTATTGAAACAGTGGATAGCGATGTTCCCATTCTATGTGCCTTGAATCCAATTAAGGGATACCGAAATGACCTAAATTGTACGGCTTACCGCAATTTTTTAGTAGAAATGGACTACGGAGCCATAAATGATCAATTGGCGTACGTAAAGCAGCTTAAAATGCCCTATTCTGCGGCTATATTCAGTGGTAACAAGAGCATTCACTTTCTCATAAGCCTTGACATGGATCTTCCCTCCGAAAGCGTTTATAGGACATTCTCGGAATGGATTTTGAATATAGCAACCTTGGCAGACCAAAATACCAAAAATCCATCCAGAAGCATCCGAATTCCTGGAGCTTTCAGAGAACCAGAAAAGCAGCAAAAATTGTTGGAATATCGTGGGGTTGTAACGATGGCCGAGTTAGGCGATTGGCTTAGGCAACATCCAAATGCAAAACCTAAAGAAAAACAACAAGTTGGAATTGTAGATAAAACCATTTTAGAGCGTGTAAGGCCTAAGATCAGCGATTTATTGGTAAATCGAGGCATTCATCCACCGAACAGAAACAAACAATGGTTCATGGTGGGGGTGGAATTTGCCTTGGCAGGAGTGAGTGAAGATGATACCATTGAAGGGCTGAGAGGGTTTTTTCAACCCGACAGAGACTTTAAGGAAAAGGAATGGGAGACTACCATTCATAGTGCCTATAAGTGGGCGCGCGAAAGGAAAAAGTAATGGAAAAGAATTTTTCTCATCCAAAATATACTCTAGAGGTGGTTCATTATTCGGATGACCCATTCCATATTGTGGAGCATGCTGCGCTTATATCCGGAAGTTCTTCAGATTGTAGCCTTAAAGAGGTAGGCAATAAAACAATAGCTCGCTATCCTACTTTAGATGAAGCTCTAATCGCCCTAACCCTTTTTGCTGACGAAACGTTGATAGTGGCATACTCTTCTCAAGCTATCGATAATGTTTTTACGATTGGAAACGATAATGTCTAAGCGTTTAAATCGCGACGATATTGATAAATTTCATGATTTTAAACTCTACGTTCCCACGCGCACTATTTACATGGGTTCTGAGACTGCAGACGATAACAATGAAAGTGGCACCGACGCCTTAATGGCAGAGCGTTTCATAAAAAATCTTATTATTCTAGATAACACTTCTAACGATCCAATTACTGTTATCATGAACAACGTCGGCGGCGATGAATATCACGGAATGGCTATTTATGATGCCATTCGTCATTGCGCTTCCGAAGTTACTATAAAAGTATTTGGACATGCCATGAGCATGGGCTCAGTTATCTTACAAGCCGCTCATACTCGATTGATGTCACCTAATTCTAGGCAAATGATACATTATGGCACAATGGAAATTTCTGGGCACGCCAAGACCGTTCAGAGAGTATCTAAAGAATATGGAAAACTTGACCAATGGATGGAGAGGGTATATCTTGAAAGAATTCAAGAGAAACATCCAGCCTATACACTTGAACAATTAAAAGTAATTTTGGATCATGATACATTTCTAACTGCCAAAGAATCTATCGCCATTGGATTAGCGGACGCCGTGCTGCCAGAACCAATTTCTAAAAATAAACAAAGTAAGGTGGGGGCTAAGAATGGCCGATGAAATAAAAAGTCTAGAACACGTTGAATTTGAAACAAAATATCGCGTGGAAGACAGAAATCTTCCGATGTTCAAACAAATAGTGGGAGAGCTTCCAGACAATAAAAGTTTCATATACGTTGAGGGGCCTGATTATTATTTTACTTATCCAAAATGGTGGTTTGAGCACAATCCACAGTGGGATTCCGAGGGCACTTTTGGACGTTACAGAAAGCCCTCTTTTGGTCTTGATAATGGCAGGCGTCAGGTTACATTTAAATATAAGCCAAAAGATTCTAAAAATAATATTCAACGAAAAGAATTAAATACCGATATTGCTCAAAAAACTGAAGACGCAGTAATATTTGAACAAATGCATCATCATTGTTTGGAACTTAATTCTTCAATCATAAAAAATTGCCATATATATAAATTGTCTGATGCTACCTTAGTATTTTATACTGTTTACGATACCACTGATGGTAAACCAAAGAATCCTGATCATTTTGTAGAAATTGAAGTGGACGAAGATACCATAGCTTCTATGACAGAAGAGCAGGCTTGGGCCGTTATAGTAAAATACGAGAAGGTTCTAGAGCCGGTAGGGGTGAATGCTCAAAAAAGATTGAAAAAATCTCTTTTTCAAATGTATAAACGAAGCAAGTAGAATATTCAATTAGGAGATTATTATGTCTGATGAATTGAAAGATGCAGAAGATTTCGCAAATACAACTAGTTCCGTTAGAGGACAGCAGGCACGAAAAGAACGCAATTTACGTGGTGCGACGCCCCAAAAGGCGGTTGAATCGGAAGGGCCTTTGAATCCAGGACAAGTATCTCAATATGCTTTGTATGGCCAAGGCTATATGGCCACCACACCTACGGTTCCAACTTTACCTCCTGGTGCTTACGATATTTGCGTTGACAATCATGGCGTATTTGCGGTTCCATCTTTGCCGCCATCTGGATTGCTTTTAGAATTACCCGAAATGCGTTCAGACGATGTAATTCGTATAGTGGAAAATTTTTGGGATAGTGAAAAAGACTATAAGGAAGGTAATGAATTCGTTGTTGGAGGCGCTCGTTTTTCTACAGGCATCCTTATTTATGGACCTCCCGGCTCCGGTAAATCATGCACAATTCAAATCGTGAGTAATAAACTTATAGAGCGTGGCGGTACCGTGTTTTTTGGCTCCAATCATCCATCGAGCATGATGGCATTTTTAACTGATTTTTCTAGAGTAGAAAAAAATAGAAAATGCATTGTTATATTAGAAGATATTGATTCCCTAATCCAGAATTATGGAGAATCCGTATATTTAGAGATGCTGGATAGTGCAAAAACTATTAATAATGTGATGTTTATTGCTACAACAAATTATCCAGAACTACTAGATCCGCGTATCTACAATAGACCTGGACGTTTCAGTCATGTAATTAAGATCGGGATGCCTACCGAGAAGGCGCGCGAGGCATACCTTAAGGCAATCCTAAAAAATCATCGTGATGTTCCGTATATAGTAGAACATACCGAACAATTCACCATTGACCATCTTACGGCCCTCGTTAACGCGACATATCGTGAAAAGAAAGAATTGGTCGTTGAAATAAAACGATTACGAACACTATTTAAAGTGCCCAAGACTGGTAACCAGACTAAACTGGGAATTGCAACCGAGTGGGAAAGTAATGAATAAATATCCGCCTGATGGACTATCCCCGAATGAAATGGAAGAATGGGAACTGGCACAAAATAACAGTAATGATATTTATAAGATAGCGGCTAGAGTTAAAAATTTAGCTAGAATAGATGGCTCTGCATCTCTGACACCAGCAGGAGAAGCGCTGTGCAATACATATGTTCATGTGCTCAAATCGTTTTACGATTTTGCAGACAGTCTGAAAGATAAAGATGTCAAGGATAAATTGTACGATTTGATTCGTAACAATGAAAACATGCCCAGAAACTTGATTTCCGCTATGAAGAAAACAAAACGCTAGTGAAGTCCCAAAAGATGTGCGTAATCTAATATTACTTGATTGATACTAGAACCTATCCAATACATAAACATGATAAGCAATGCTGCAATAGCTACAGCCCTTAATTCATTACGCATATTTAAATCTCAGCGTCGGCAGTCCAATGAAATATGGCTCTAGCCGGCGATAGGGCAGCGTAGAGGCCTGCCGTTGCTTGAAACGCAGTTTCTCCGGGAAGCATTGTGCCTACAGTAGCAGCTCCAGAGGCTGCTGAGTCAAAATAATCTATCACATTAATTGTACCACCCTGATTGTATGTATTAACGTTATATGAACTCGGTGCAACACGTTTACTGACAGCAAATCTAGCGCCGAATATATGATTACCTACGCCGTCTCCAAAAGTAGCGGTTACACTGTTACCTACACCATTAACTGTTCCTGGCGCATCAGATTGATTGTAAGTTTTTTCATAATATCGTTGGCATAATGCAAGTTCTTCTTGTATAGAAGCTCCGCATCGACTGAAGGTAGCCGGTGATCCAACATTCATCATGGCCTGTTCTACTATAAATCCATTATTTAAATTAAAAATTTGGCCAGAAGATACGCCGGCTATACTAATTCTGATTCCAACTACCCCCGAGGTGGTCCATGCCGTACCCATTGCTTGATTGGCAATTGTACCCAAAGTAAAGGATGAGGAATTGACCGCTACCAATACGGGAGAACCGATTGGATCGATTAGTTTATTTTCAGCAGTATTAGAAAAAAATTGGATTGCAATGGAATTAACATTACCAAGAGCCTTTAAATTAACTGAAAATGAACCATTCTGACCGTAAAAAGGTAATGAATTAAAATTTTCCAGTGCCTGCGAAAGATACACACTGGCAATTTGATTGAAAGATGTGGTTATTTGAATTTGAGCCGCATATTTGGAACCAGATAATGTGCCAGGAATTTGTGAAGTGGTTACCACACCCCCACTAGAATTGGTACCCATATGTACGGTTGTGTACCAACGATCTAGTACATAATCTGATATATCTGAAAAAGTTATAGGCTGAGCGGTACCAGAAGATGTAAATTTATTTAACATGGTCACCGTTGAACCGGAAATATTAACAACGGTATTTCCAAATGGAGTGGCAGTTCCCGACGCAATTATACTTCCCACATTAATACCGGTTGTAGTGTTAACACTTACAGTATTTGCCCCGCTAATCCATGTTCCTGTGGTTCCAGAAGTGCTGCTGCCGTTGGTCGTGCTCGTCGTACCACGTTGCGCAAAATCAAAAGCTCCATTTATTAGAGCATTTGTTATGGAATTCATTGATAACGTTTGAAATGATGGCGCGAGGCCTGGTCCATTGCTAAACAGTACTTGACCAGCCGAGCCAACTAAAGTGCTAGCGAGAGCGGTGGTGCTAGCGGCATAAATTACACCATCGGCATTCCACGGAGAGCTTTGGCCCGTACCACCTTGATTGAATGGCAAAACTCCTGTTAAATTTAAAGAAGCAACGCTAGAAAATTGATATAGCATTGCATTGGTAATATTCTGTATAACGCTGGAGCCATTAGACTGAACTATAATATACCCTATAGCTAAAAAGGCGGATGAACCAGTTGGAATTACTACGGTGCCTAGGCTTGACGCTGGTGCTCCAACTACTAATTGAATATTTTCAGAAGAATCTAATTGAACCAATACGGCTACAAATTGGTTAGCCCCTATAGTGATGGGCACGCTGGGGCCAGCACTTACGGTTATATTACCAGTAGTTGATGGGAAAGTAATAGTCCCGCCAGTAAAATGGGTGGGTATATTGTCTATAAATGGCAATACTCTGTTTTTTGATGTATTTGGATTTACTACAGTACCAGCGCCCACTATTACTGTTAGCGAGGGGATGAACTGAGCGATCAATCTTCCTGGGGTAGTTAGTTCACTATTTATAGAGGCTAACGTAGAATCCATGGGAATGAATGATGCAGCGTTTAACTGATCTTGCAAAACCCTAGTTTGACTCTGTCTAATGTCTAAAAATGTTTCAGCCATATTTACTCTCTTTTAATATTATATCATGAAAATATTAATATTTTAGTTAACCTCATAAAGCACGTAATCTACAGTAGAGGTATCTGCAACATTAGAAGAATTGATAGTTAAAGAGGTCGCAGCGACTGTGGTATAACTTAAAGAACCCTGGACACCTCCTGGTGTCGATACAGAGGTTAACACTCTAGTGTTGGCAGTAACAGATGCATTGGATATCGTTACCGTTCCTGCAACCAAAGTTGCCTGCCCCACTCGAGCATCAGACCCACTTTGAAATTGTAGACCGCCCGATACCGCTTGAAATACTAGATTGGAGCCGGTTAGAAGACTGCCAGCAAAGAAGCTAGGATTGGTGGTAGCGAAGTTAAGGCCATACGTTCCAGTGTAAGAAGTATTATCAGCAATCGCAGCATGATTGGTTCCAAATACTGTATCGCGTATTAGATAGATTTGATTATAAAGGTTGCAAGTAAAGCCGGTTACTCCTACAGGTTCGATAACGATCGATGCTGCATTGTTACCAATGTTAGTGGTCATATGCGCAGTGTTAATCAAAATGTCTAGCCCATAGAAAGTATCATTTGCTCCCGGACCTATGGCAGTATAATAGAATCCTGCTGATTGATCGGCTCCTGCTGAGAGAGCAACGCCATTAAAAAAGGTAAGACCCACAGAAGCCCCAAATGGTTCTATAGTAGTGTCTCCCAACGTCAACCGGTTTCCTAGGGCGGCGCCGCCCATAGCAGAGGCTCGAAAGTTAGCTACGGTATTCCCTTGCACACTAATAGAAACAGTGTGAGTGCCAGGATCATATTGAAAACCGCTACCGCCGTCTTCTAGGAAAGTTATTCCTGGATTGGCCGAAGTTCCAGATAGAAAGTGAGCTTGTGTGTTAAAGGAAGCAACCCAGGTTGGGGGGCTGTTAGCGGTGTTGGTATCAAAAGATCCAATAAAAAGGTCGATACCTGCCGTGGCAGAGCTTCCAGTTCCAATGGCAGCTCCAAGGATAAGACCACCAGTACCAGTGCTGTATACTTGGCCTTGGTCTGGGGATTCTCCTGTATCTGGAATAACATATCCCGTAGGAGTATTTCTTAAATATAACCCATGAACGTCGCTTTGAACGATAACCTGTGCCGGAATAGTGGTAGAAGGATTGCTAAAAGTTTTATCGCCAACAAAAGTTTGGGCGGTGGTATTAACCATTCCGGGTTCTGTTGCAGAAGCACTTTGCGCGTACAGTATTCCACTAGTGAATGTTAGTCCATTGTCAGATGGCGTTATTTCTCCATCAAATGCGCCAACAGATAATGAGCTGGGAGACCAACTTAAATTTCCAGAACCATCGTTAGTGAGGGCGCCTACGCCTTGCGTTTGTGGCAATATTAGAGAATAATTAGCACTCGTAGCGTATGCTAGAATATTTACAACGCCAGACGTACTGCCCAGTAGATCGAGAGAAGTAACGCGTGCCGTAGCACCTACAAAATTTGGATCGTAAGCCATTTAAAATTTCCATCCCATTAGAATATCCACCATGACGTGCCATCGTTCATCAAGGTAAAAGCTTCATATTGTACTGTCGTAGTGAGGGTACTAAAGCCATCGATCAGATCTGAGCCATTGGCCGCGATTATCATCGCATTCAGGGTTGAATCTATCTTTTTAAAATAGAAAACATGTCCAGTGGCGGTTGCGACGGGAGGCAACGAGAATGTTACTGCGCCTGAAGTACAGTTAGCCAAAAGAACATTGTCTGATGTAAGAACTGTATAGTTACTAGTTTTAGTAGAAATGGCAACTGGACCACCAGCGGCATCGTGTCCTGCCGGGCCCGTCGGGCCTGCTGGACCTAATGGGCCTACCGGGCCGGCTAATCCACCACCGCCACCGGCAATAAGTCTAAATTCTAATAAATCTCCAACATCTAATGCTCTTAAAATTTCAATTTGATTACTTAATGCGCCGACAGCTCCGACCTCAGAATAATCGTCATGTACCGTTAATTCTTGTCCATTTAAAAATACTATGAGCTTTCCAGAATTTACCAAATAAAATTGCTCTGCATTGCCAGCCCTAGTATTATTGGGCAAAATAACAATTGTAGTGCTTGGAAGTGGTCCATTAATAGATGTTGGAGGAGTTGCCCCAGAAGCAACGACGGATACGGTTTCATCGTATGTTGGTGCATTGATATCGTTTAGAATTGTGCCGATTTCAGCATCCAATTCTTTAACAGCTAATGTTAAATTATCGCCATCGTGGACGATGAAATTCCCCAGTCCGGTACCGGATTGGGTTAATGAAATAACTAATGAGGGGGCACCACCAGCAGCTGTGACATTTGCGGCAGCACTTAAGGTTACAGCACCAGTCAAAGCTATTAAGCTCCCGTTAACTGTCCCGCCTAAAGTATCAGTGATACTTGCTTGAGCAAGGATGCTACCTTGGAAGGTACCAGCGGATCCGGAGTTAATTGTAGCAGAACTTCCAACCACCCAATAAATGTTGGCAGCAGTTGCGCCACCAGTCAAATTCATAGTCGGAATACCACCAGCGCCTGTGGTGAGCGTTGATGCTGCGTGAATTACGTATGTTCCAGCGCCATTAAAAGTGAGTGTTGCGGGCCCAGAGGATGCCAAATGAAAAGTTCCGGTAGATTCCGTGTACACCCCAGGAGTCAGCGTAACTCCATCCAGATTTGCAGAAATAGGGGTTGCGGTCATTCCAGCTAAAGTAGTATAGGCGGAAAGGGCATCTGATTGAGCCGTTGCCGATGCCGTATTAGCTATATTTTCTGTTCCGGAATAAGTTCCGGGTGGGAATCCAGATATCGACGTGCCAGGACTGATGCCCAAATTACCGGTTAGTACGCTAGAACCGGTGTTGGTTACTGCGGAGGCCGCTAGGATGGCATAGCTACCGGCCGATCCAAGTACGCCACCACCACTGCCAACGGAAACGTTTAGAGCAGTAGTAGAAGTACCAGCAGAAGTATTGATTACAGTAACTATAGGGCCAATAGAAGATGCGTTAAAATCGCTATTAATGGTGGCGTTTAATGCGGCAGCTAAAGAGGTTGCTGTTTGAGTGGCTGTTTGCCCAGTAGTAATGTTCCATTCGACATAATTTGTGGCGAACGGAACATTTGGCTGTATTCCAGTACCATCCTTATTAACCCAAACAGCGTAAGTCCTAGCATTAGCAGAAGAATAAATGTAAAAATATTGATCAGAAGCCATCGAGGCCGCATTGCCGGTGGTGATGCTGGTTATCTGAGCTACCGATCCAGGATCAAGCGCTAGAACGTATTGCGGTTTAGTTGCAGCAAAATTAGGAGAACCGATATATTGCAATAATTGTTCTGGTGTGGTTCCACCTACTTCTACGTTAGTTCCATTGTCTAATTCTGCACCTAAAAATCTTACATATACTTTGGGAGAACCGCCGTTGTCTTCTCGCACGAAGAGCCAAAAAGTATTGGCGGTGATAGGTACTGCAGGACGATCTGCTATAAAAATATCTCTAGTGGTACTTGGCGTAGCAGAAGCGGAATAAGATCCAAACGCATATTGGGCTTGGGCTCCAGCGGCCCCGGTACTTGCTGCTGCAAACGGAATAGTAAGGGTTACCTGGGTTAGAGAATTAACAGTAAGAATTTCGTAGTAACCAGAATCGGTGTCTGTACCAAGTTTAACAAAATCTCCTGGCAATAACAAATTAGTCCAGGGGATCAATCCTACTGATGTTACCGAAGCACTTCCATTAGTAAAAATCAAGTTAGGAGTAATTGATTGGCCACGTACTAAGGTTATATAGGCTACTTGATCGTTAGCTAAAGTGATATCTGTTGAACTTGGATTAGCCGCTAACTCATAACTAAGGGAAGAACCTATTACATCAATAAAAATAGGCAAGTCCCAATTAATTTGTCCGGGTACCGTAATAACGGACGGATCAAAGAATGAAACTCCAATTCCAACTCCATTGGAAGTAGCGTTTCTAGACATAGTGACCGTACTACCCAAAATACTAACTATTGTAGTGCCAGTAGGAACTCCTGGAGCAAAAATAAATTGACCAGGTAACAGTCCAACTACAGAACCCAAATTGGTTAACAGGTTGGCGCCACCAGTTCCAACTGCATTAATGATAGAAGCTGCACTTAGTGTTACAGCACCAGTTAAAGCAATCAAACTACCATTGACAGTTCCGCCAATGGTATCGGTGATACTAGTCTGAGCAACAATACTACCTTGAAAAGTGCCCGCTGTTCCAGAATTAATTGTGGCAGAAGAACCTACCAACCAGTATACGTTATCTGCGGTCGCTCCGCCAGTAAGAGTGATTGTGGGAGTTCCACCGGCACCAGTAGTAAGGGTGCTAGAGCATTGAAATATATAGACGCCGGCACCGTTCAGGGTCAAAGTACCAGGGCCAGATGCGGCCAAATTAAAAGTTCCGGAAGCTTCTTTATAAACTCCTGGAGTTAAAGTCTGTCCGTCTAAGATAGCAGGTATTGCAGTAGCTGTTAATGCGTTTCCAGAAGTAAAAGCGGATAGCGCTGCGGATTGGCCGGCCCCGGAGGCCAGATTAGCAATGTCTTCTGTTCCAGAATAAGTTCCGGGAGGAAATCCGACGATGGATGTTCCAGGGCTAATGCCTAAATCGCCGGTCAGAATGCTGAATCCAGTATTGGTTACCGCAGTAGCCGCTAAAATGGCATAGCTTCCTGCAGACCCTAGGAGGCCACCACCTATGGAAGTATTGCCGGTGGTCATTAAAACAGGTATAGAGTTTGGCAAGATACCGTGAGAAATCTCTCCGGCACCAGTGATAACGGTATTACCTAAGTCTTCGCGCAGATAAACTAATGAATCAGAATTAGTTGCTGAATACCAATATGTACTTCCCTTGATTTCCTCGAAAGAAGTCATTACCGCATTCATCCAATCTTTTAGATCGCTTATCGCCTTATCACCGCCACTGAAGGGGTCGACGCTATCAGAGGTAGAGGTAAATGGATTTTCAGCTCTACCTTCTGGCCAGGGATACACAAATTGCGGATTTGGATTGGTTCCGCCAGTACCGAGCCTATACAGGAGCCATCGTTCATCGGAAATACTTAAAACGTTATTGCCGGCATCGGTTAAGACTGCTGCAATTGGTAGTAAATTACCGCTTGGAGCAACCGTAGAAATATTGATTACGTAAGTTAAAATATTAGCGCGCGGTGCGTTAGTGGTGGTGGTTGTATCTGAAGTGGGGTCCCAAATATAAACTTGGGCATCGGTACTATCATCTAAAAAACGAATATAATCAACACTTACATAGTTAATAGAATTGGGAGAAAAAGAACCAGTGATATTAGAATTGGTAACCGAATTAAGCTGTTGCGCTGGAGTACCAGGAGGTACCATGTATATTGTGCCAGATTGACTTGCTAAAATGTGAAGAAGGGCACCTGGATCGACCTGAAGCTGCAGATTAGAGGCAGCATTTCCGATGGCATTAGCCATCAAGATGTTGAAACCACGGATTATATAACCTTGCGTAGTTCCAGTAATTATTGCCTGAATACCTTGGTCCCAGTCATTGGACGCAGCCGACTCGATCATGCGCATATCCGGCAACTGCACCATCTGTTCGGAAATCCAATTTACTCTTCGTTGTACTGCCATAATTACCCTTGATTACTTAGATAGGTCTCTCATTAAGATTGTGGTTATGGGTTGTCAATAAAATCGTTTACTATCCTTTATTTATCATATAGATTTAAGAGATAGTGGATGAATCTTAATAATATGAGCAAAAATAGAACAGATAGGTACGGTAACACTAAAGAACAGCGTCTAAAGAATGAAAATGACAAATTAAAACGCCAAATTAGCTCTCTTCGAAAACAAATTGCGAGGCTAGATCTCGATCGGTACGATACAATTAAAGACCTTATTAATGAACATTATAAAGAAGATAGAGCCGAACAGGGCAAAGAAATCTTAGAAAACTTAAAGAAATCATGGACTTGTAGGGAATGTGAAACCGGTTATCTCGAAATTTTCGTATATAATCGCGGCGGAGAAACTTGGTATTATAGGATCTGTAGTAATGCTCCAAATTGTCTAAACCGGACTAAGCCAAAACTTTATACTCTACAAGTTAAAGGAATCATTAGAAAAGGTAGCGAAGAGACCTCTTAACTGGACAAATCTCACATTTCCGGTACTATATGGGGTGGAGGCACTGATGTATACCATTCCCTATCTCACAAGCGTTATTTTGGCTGCTGCAAAGGCTGTAGGCGTCCCTGGCGCCCTCCTATTGGCTATTTGTACCCACGAGTCCAACCTACAAAACGTAATCGCCCCACAAGACCACGGAAGCCCTAGCTACGGCTTATGCCAATTGAAATTGGGTACAGCTAAAGCTATGGGCTATAAAGACGGTGCCGACGGTCTAATGAATCCTGAAGTCAATGCTGAATTGGCTGCCATCTATCTAAAGTATCAATTGGACAGATATGAAGGGGATTGGTGTAAAGCAGTCAGCGCTTATAATTCGGGTACGTATAATCCAAGCCAAGTGGTTCCGGGGGAACCCAGAAACCTTAAATACGTCAAAGGTGTGACATTGTTACTGGATGCAGAACACAAGGATTATTTAACTTGTGGCCCAAGAAAGATTGAGTAATGAATCTCTTAGAAGCAATAATTTTTGGCATCTTAGTAGCACTTGCTGTTGTATCTTTTATATTTGCCTCAGTCGCGGTCATCGCATATCTTGGTTGTAAGCGTGAGCATCATGTTTGGGGAGAAGAACGATCATTCAAAGAATTCAAAAGTGGAATGATAATAGTTGCTAGCTGGCACAAATGCGAAAATTGTGGGAAAGAAGAGTTTTATAAATGAACTTACCGCATTTACCGGCAGACGCCCAATACTTAGTAAAGATGGGTTATTACGGACTGTACGAATGTACATACGACTCAGATAAAAGGGTTCAATATGTATTGACGGTGTCTGGGAAAGAAGGCGCATGCGCATGCGGTGGGGGCGGTAAGCCAGAATATTGGTTGCTAGATAAAAATGGAATGGCACTTACCCATCTAAGAGATAGAACAGAAATTAAATTTACGAAAGTAGTTTACCTATGAGAATCATGTCATTGGATTGCGAATATATGCAGCCCTCTGGGCACACAATACAAATTGGCGCCGCCGCGTACCACTTGCCTACCGGAGAGCTTTTGGACACTTTCGAAACATATGTAGATCCACAAGAATTAATTTCGGAATATATCACAGGGGTAACCGGCATTAAAACGGCAGATGTTTCGAATGCCCCATCCATTAGAGAGGCGTATGAAGACTTATATTCATTTCATAAAAAATATAAATGCTTTAAAAATCCATTAGTATATGGGGTTGGTGCGTCCAATGATAGCTACCATATTTATAATGAAGCCTATCCCACAGACATATTAAAGGCGGGGCGTGAAAATTTTATGGGTCATAGGGTAATTGACGTTAAAAGTATTTTTCAAAGTATACAACTTTACAATAATAAAAAGGTGGGCGGTGGACTAAAAGATACTTGTGAATCACTGGGTATCAGTTTTGAAGGAAAACAACACACCGCTTTAGCAGATGCGAAAAATACTTTTAGGCTTTGGTTTCATCTAGTCAAAAAATTCGGGGGATTAAAATGATCTATTTCACATCAGATCACCATTTCTACCATCAGAACGTGATAAAATACTGTGCGCGTCCTTATGATACCGTGGAGCGCATGAATGAGGATATGATTTTAAAATGGAATGAAACGGTAATGCCCAACGATACCGTGTACTATTTGGGCGATTTTAGCATGGCATTTCGATCGGTAGAACTTTATACAAAACGACTAAATGGCGTGAAAATTTTATACGCGGGAAATCATGATTACTGCCATCCAGCTCACAAAAAGAGTCGTAATGAAGAGAATCAAAAGAAATGGATTCAAAAATATATCGACAATGGTTTTTCTGAAGTTCATATCTCTGGAGAACTAGATATTCCAGGCGTTGCGAGGGTGAATATCAATCATCTTCCCTATCTAGAGAGTGGTTCTAGTCAAGATATTAGACATGGTAAGTTTAGACCAAAAGATGACGGACGATTTTTATTGAACGGCCATGTCCATGAAAAATGGAGAATAAGAAAGAGAATGATTAATGTTGGAGTAGATGTGTGGAATTTTAAACCAGTATCTATTGATCAAATAATTAATATAATAAACGAAATTCAAAAAAATGAAATGGTCTGATGAAGAGATAAAAATGGTGATAGCGCATGCTCACGATCCAAATCTAAAGAAGCTATTGGATTATAGAAGCGCATATGCTATTGGACACAAACTGATTCGTCTTGGCATCAGGAGACGAAATGCGTCGCAAAAAGATAAACTATATAGAATTTGTAGGACATGTAATAAAAGAAAAAATATCAATGAATTTTATGCAAACGTTGCGTGTGTAAATGGGCGCACCACAATATGTAAATTTTGCGATAATAATCGTAGACTTAAACAAAAGAAAACGGCAAAGGGTAGAAAGGCTACTTCGGAATATACAAAAAGGAAAAGATTAACAAGTATAGAATTTAAATTAGCCGCAACTATTAGAACCAGGTTAAGTAATGTGCTAATAAGAAACAAAAAACCAGGTTCTTCGATTAGGCATCTCGGATGTACTCTATTCGAATTAAAAAAACATTTGGAATCTTTATTTCAGGACGGTATGACGTGGGAAAATCATGGAAGAATGGGGTGGCATATAGACCATATAAAGCCGCTGTCTAAATTTCAACTTTCCGATCTAAAACAATTTAAAGAGGCGTGTCATTACACAAATTTACAGCCCTTGTGGTATGATGACAATATTAGAAAGGGGAATAAAACAATAGACTAATCTGCTCTATCTAAAGCAAACAACGGAATCTGACCAACGAAATCAAAATTCAATTTGTAAGTTCCGCCGGTCGCGATGGTGTGTGATTCATTGGTTACTTTGGCATTTTGAATCAATACAATACTTTCCCCAGTAGAACGGTCTTCTATTCTGATAGAAACATAAGGTGATGCCGCTAAATCGGTAAAAAGTGGACGCAAATTAGAACCTTGTAAGCCTCCACTTAATTTAGTGCGTAATCCAGTGACCTTTCCACGAACCATTGCTCTTCCGCCAGCAATTTCTTGTGCCCAAGGAGTGTCGATTCCATAAATACTATCTTCGGTATAGTCAAAGTCTAATGTTATTGATTGCACAACTTTATACGAAGTGTTATTAATATAAAGTATAATCTGCGATCCGGTTAATGTTAATGGTTGTCCCATACAAATCCTTATGGTCCGTATATTTCAGAAATTTCTGAATATATGGTGCCCCATTTTCCAAGCCCTATATCGTCTGGATATAAAATAGTGAATACTATGCTAATTCCTGTTGCCGCTATACTTTGAATTAAATCTTGCGCATAGATACGTCCGGCTACCACATCGGTAAGCCATAATTCGTAATCACTTCCGTCTGGTGGCAAAACTACTGCTGAATTTTTAGCTAAAAATACCGAAGTGCCTGGTGCGTGAGGCGTTTTTATCGAATAAATTGGACTGAGCAATAAGGTATTGTCTGAAGGACGCGCAATATATGGTACCGGACCTTCCTGCTCTTGAGTTCCGTAACCAAAAACTAAAAAGCCTTCCTCATTTGGAAACGCTTCTGCATTTGCAACCGTAAAAACATACGGACTATCAGCATTCAATTCCTGTGTTAAAGTAGTATTAACATGGGTTACCGTAAATCCCTGTGATAGATCGAATATATTTGGCCCTTTTTGATTAGGTTCCAAAGAAACTGGATCTCCCAAAGCACCGCTTGATGTAATTGAAGCAGAGCCAGTATAGGTTCCAACTATCGTTAAGGCATCTGAACTTAGAAAAATAGTAAGCGTAGGGACTCCGGGTTCAGTTCCTGGAACAGCTCCTATAACGGCATCTAAATTTGGAATAGCATTGATAGCAGCTGCAAAATTTATTAAAGTCTCTTCAATTGTTGCTCCGATCGTAAAACTTGAGCCAGCAGTAAATGTATTGGTGCTTGTAATCTGAAACGTATCCCCAAAATTGGGGTTGGCATTAAACGTGTACACTGTCTGAGGTATATACGGCAGAAATGAAGCGCCAATGTTGGTTCTGCCTATCACCTGGGTGGTGGCGGGTAGAAAAATTTGAAGAATCCTAGATTGAGTTTGGTATACTGCCGCATAAGATTGCAAACTATTCAACTGTTGCATTACCGGATTAAAAAATAACACTGCGTCATCAGTGCCTTGAATAATAATTCCAGAAGTCCCGAAAGGATTTTGAATCTCAAAATAAGAATCGTCTATTGCGCCACCAACAGATGTTAATATGGCATAACTACCCTCATTGGGAGATGATGCGAATCCTCCGCCAAAAATATTAACATAGTCTCCGGCTTGTACTTTACCTAGATTAGGATTAGAGCCACCAGTCCAGGTGAATCGTAAAATGCCGCCAGGGGCGCCGGACTGTAACGATATTGTCCATTGAGTAGACATATTGCCGCCAGCAACTAATATCGAAGGAAACAGTAGCTGATTTTGAGCACTTCCACCCATTACCGTTACCGAAGAAGCCGGTCCAATAGTGTCGCTTATAAGCGATACATAATTACCATTTCCATCATTCTGCGATATGGCAGTTCCCGAATAACCAAAATTTCTTAGCGTAATAGTAATAGCGTTGGCCACTTCTTCTGCGAGTGCCGCATTAATATTAGTAAATTGACTGGAATGAAACGTAATGGTAGCCGTATGATTATCATCAAAATTAACTATTAGGGTGTCTCCATCGCTCAATGCATACGGTTCTACTGTGCTAGATTTACTGGTAGCACGAGTGTATTCATCGCCAAATATAGAGTCTAAAACATGGTTTATCAGATCCCTAACTTGTTTTCTATTTTTTACCTGTATGCCAATTTCTCTAAAAATGGAATCAGTTAATCCCACATTAGATGGGCGTGTAATTCCATAATCAGCTAAACGTTGATCTAAATAGGAACCAGAGGCACTGACTATGTACAATTGATCGTTTACCGCTGCCGCATTGTTAATTAATGGTGCAGCCATACCAGCGGCCAAGGCTTTTAGTACCGCAGTCGTATTGGGCCCTTGAATATACGGATTTAGATAAGACCTAAGTCTTATGTATTCTTGTGCTGGAGTAGTTACTGCCATGATTAAGTTCCGATTTGAAATACGCTAATATCGGTAGCTGGATCAAGTACTAATGCTTTTTCACTGGGGGCTACCTGGATTAAATCATCTGTGGGACTATAGAGCGGGCTAGATATGGCCACAGAAATAATTCCTGGTATGGCGCGTATAACGCTTACTATAGAAGAGATATCTATAGATTTTCCAACTGGATTAGAATTGATTAGCGCAGTAACATTAGACTGTACTTGCTGTACAATGCTAGGAAACGGGGCACCGGTCAACAATCTAATATCCACAGCTATGGTGACTCGGAGCGTTAAAGGAGCCTTTATAAAAATGTCTGCTCCTGCAGCGCCTACACCAGGATAAGTGATGGGATCTCTAGGATCGCCGTATACGATTCTGTTAGCCTCTGCTATCAATCCCGTATTGTACCTGTACGCATCTAATCCGTTTTTTAAGGTAGTATTAAAATTCAATTTGGCTAAAGATGTCAATTCTACACCCGCAGAAGGATTTATCTTATCATATTGTGCGATAGTATCAAATACAATCAAGCTTTGCGTGGTAGTTCCGGGTTCAGCACTAACCATATAGACGTGTTTATATCCAGAATATGCTACACCCTCTTCCACATATACGGAATTGACATTATTTTCTAAATTTACGTTTGAAATACTTGCCATATTTCCCTTCACTATAGCGGTATTTGCATTAAGGACCTGAACAATTGGATATGACCCGGCATTAACAAGAGTAAGAACATTACCAGCAACAACGAATAAATCTCCAGGAACAGAAGCGTCGTATGGGAAAAATTGCATTTGTGGTCTATGACCCAAGAAAATCCCGGAAGTAGAGCCAGCTCCTACGGTTACCTCGGTGGTACTTGATGGAACATAGGACAATGCCGGAGTATATGTCAATACTGTTGATATTACTGTTACCGTTGTTCCATTAGCAGTGGCCAATAAATTTGGGAGAGCATTAATAGCTCCAGCTAAATTAACAGCGGTGGTCGTAGAAGTCCCACCGATTACAAAATCTGTTCCAGCAACTAACGTGTTTGCGCCTATAACAAATTGATCACCTGTATTGGCATTTCCAGTAAATGTAAAAGTAGCTGGAATTACACTTACAGATGAGTCCACAACGGCTCCCGGATTAATAACTTCTATAAAAGTCCTAGTTCCGGACTGTAATGTGAGAGCTTCAAATGGAGGCGGTACGTTAACATTAACTGTGGGATTGGTTTCTATATCACTGACAGTCGTTATGGTTACCGTATTATTCAATGAAACAACGGAAAATGCCGAAATAGTCAATGCCAGAGCTGTTTTGCTTGCTACGTTAGTGGAAGTATCTCCGCTCAAAATAGCTACCTGTATGCCTGAGGTATATCCGCCCGGTGCCGGATCAGTGTTAGTACTATTAACGTTGAACCAAACGTAATACTTTTGTGCGTTGCCAGCACTGTATATAGTAAAATAGGTTCCAGCACCGCTCAATGCGAATACAGCACCACTAGGTAAGAATAACTCTGTGATTTGTGGCAATGCTACGCTAGAATCTACCACCATGAAACTTCCTTGGTTAGCAGATACAAAATTAGTGCCCAGTGTAGTGAAATCGCCAGCAATAACATTTCCTAAAGTTGGGGCAGTTCCGGTGCCATTCCATTCTATGTGCATTAAACCATTGACTACGGTGACATTAAAACCAGTAGTAGTGTTGAATCCAAGACTTACTGGATTGTATGAAAGATTAACTTCTTCTTCCACAAAGTCTGGATTTTGAATCCAAATACTGTTGTTGTATTCGCGTATGACCCTGTATTGTCCCTGGTTCAATGGAGAAAACGGAGGTCCCAAAATAACGGTGTCCCCTTCCGATACTCCGCTAGTTGCCGAGAAATTACCAGAAAAGAAGGCCAATGCGTTAAATGCTCCCACTGTTACTTGAGTAGTACTAAATGGAATATACGATAAAGAAGTACTATAAGATGGTATTGTTGCGGTGGTAGTGACGGTTGACCCAATTGCAGAAGCTGTTAAATTAGGCAATAAACCGATAGCGGCGGCTAAATTAACAGCCGTAGCGGCGGACGTTGCTCCTATTACAAAATTTGTTCCGGCTATTAATGTGGTAGCCCCAACGACAAATTGATCTCCAGAGTTAGCATTCCCTGTAAATGTGAAACCGCCTGAAGAAAATTGATTTTTAGCATCAGGGTTGGTTACTTGTATGGTTTTTCCATTAGCAGAAATTCCAGTAACTGCAAATGTGCCTACATTGTTAGCAGATATATTGGTGCCAGCAACGAAAGAAGAAAAAGTAATCGTTGCATCCCCAGTACCACTTACTTTAGTTAAAGTACCTGAAGTCGCGGGGATTCCGGTACTAGTCGTTGTCAAGGTGGTGCCACCAACAATCGTATTACTAACCGTAAAAAGTTGACCGTTATTCGAGTATATAGCACCAGCTGTTGCATTTGCAGCGGTAACCGTAAATATATACTGATTGGCAATTGTAATAAAATCACCGATAGAAAGTTCGGTAAAGTTTACATTGCCACTTTCAACAATAAATTGCACATCGCTGGTGCCAGCAATAAGTGAGGCATTAAAAGTTCCACCGCTAGAATCGTTAAAGTTAAGAGCAGATTCAAACATTGGATTGGGGCCAATACCGGTCCAACTGATACATACTAAGCTGCCTTGCTTTTCTACCCTAAAGGTATCGCCTTGCACTTGTATATTTCTTGGTCTACCAAAATTTCTTTGAGTCAACGTACTATTGCTTATTACGATAGTAGCTTCACCAGTAGTAGGATCGCTTGCAATAACAGATACATCGGTATTAAAGTCAAAACCGGTTACTTTTTTCTGTGTGTTGGCAGCCTGCAATCTAAACCATTGATCGCTTGTTACAAAATGAGAAGCTACGCTATCCACTGAAATTTCTATTAGATCATTATTGATAATTTCAGCAGAATTCAATACTGGAAGACTAATACTATTAGCAGAACCGCCAATAATCTGTATAGAGCCTGCACTTCCCAATGTTTGTGTGGCCAGCTCAAGCCTAGTTCCCCTGTCTACCAACTCTATAGTTCCAACGGTGCTAAGTCCTGTAACCGCCAGTACGGATATAAAACGAAAAACTTGTTCCATTGTGGTAGGAACTAGTCGTAATGTCTCGCCATTATTAAAGGCGTACCCAACATCGGTTGGCAAACTTAGAGGTAATTTAAAAACGAATTGTGGAGATCCGCTCACATTGCTAGACAAAATCCAATTGACCCCGTCTAACAATTGAACATTGCTAAAGGTAAATGCACTATCTTCATAAGTACTAAATACAATAACACCTGCGCCACTCGTACCACCGTCATTTACCAGCGTAGCAGAGACGTAAGAAGCCAGATTGGCATTTACAAACGTTGCTACTTGTGCT